ATGTTGTTGCTCACTTATGTATAATAGGGGCTTCAATCTTAGCTACATTAATTTACATTCAAAACTATTAAGATGACTATACAAGACGCAGAATACTTAGAATTTTCTACTTATGTAGATTATAGCGAACCTAAAATATCCTTTATTACAGGTAAGCCAATTGATGATAAAAAAGTAATAGCTGAACATTGGCTGTTAAAACCTCAATACATTCCTGCTCAGGTAACGAGTTCAGGTGGTAATGACTTAACTTACAACAGCCGTTCAGTTGTTGTTGTAGGAACTACTTTACAATGCTACAGGAAGTTTTGTGAAATGCTCAAGACTTATGGTTGGCAACAGAAAGACTGTTGGGATGTAGAACTAAAACCAATCTATAAAACACACTACAAAAATAATGGCAATTTGCCTGTAATAATAAATTTAAAATAATGGAAGAAATACAAAAAAGACTGCACGAGATAAACACTTTTCAATGTGTAGATAACGAACTATACCTAAGAGGTAAAGACGAATACGGAAAAGACTTTATGATATGCTTTGACGCTTTCAACTTCTTAGAATGGATAGACAAAGAACAACTAGAATACATAAAAGAACAACTAATTAAATACATACAAAAAAAATGATACAAGAATTAAAAGATTACACAATAGAAGGGCTAGAATACCTAAAAGGAACAAACCCTGAAGCTTCAGAAGTACATCACGAAATATGGAATACTGACTATTTTATAATTGGCTATGCAGCAGCTGAAAAATGGCTAGATGAAAATGTTGGTTCTTTTGAAGCAATAAGAATAATACAAGAATACGAAAAATCTAATTTCGGAGAAATTTTCACAGACTTGTCAAGTTCAGAAAAGGTTTGCAATATGTACGTTTACATTCAAGGAGAAGAAATACTACACGAAAGTAAAACCCTCAGCAAATTATGGGATAGAAAATTAGATGATGAAGATTTACAAGATATTATAAACGAATTAAATTAAATTTAGTATTTTTAACGAAATTATTAACAGGCAAAAACCCTAGCCGATAAATATAGGTAGAATATATGAAAACAGAAGCACTAAAAGAAAAGTACATTAAGTACAATCTAACCAAAGATGATGTCTTTAAACATCAGCACTACATCATCTTGACAAGAAGCGGTATTGATAAGATACAAGCTTTGGAAAACATCAATATAGATTATGATGTTATTAAATGTGAAAAAGATTTTTGCGTAGTAAAAGCCAATGCAAGAAAAGAAGGGAAGGCAATTCAAACTTTTGGTTCAGCTTTGAAAGGAGCAGGGTTTAAAGACGGAAACACTAACACTTGGTACACTATGGAAATGGCTGAGAAACGAGCTATGTCAAGAGCTGTTCTCAAGCTTACAGGGTTCTATGAACTTGGAGTATTTGGAGAAGATGAAGCAGAAGACTTTAAAAAGAGTAATAATTAAATAAATAAATAAAAATGGAAGTAACAGGAAAACTAGTAAAGAAACTTGAATTAGAAACAGGAGTATCTAAAGCAGGTAAAGAATGGAAGAAGCAATCAATAGTAATTGACACAGGTGGAGAATTTAACAATGAAGTCTGTGTTAGTGCCTTCGGTGATAAAATGGAACAAATGAACAAGCTAGAAGTAGGTATGGAGGTATCAGTTCTTTGTAATGTTTATTCAAGAGAATATAACGGAAGATATTTTCACAATATAGACGGCTACTTTTTCACAAACCAAAGCAACAAATCATCAGGAAATTTATTAGACAATAAAGATACTATGATGAATGGCGATGGAGATATGCCTTTTTAAGATGAATACAGAAGATAACTTTAAAAACCTTTGCGACCTTACTACAAGTTTAGTAGGGTTGCCTAAAGGCTCTCTAGCTTTGAAATGCAGGAAGATAGAATACCAAGTGCCTAGAATGGTAGCAGCTATGATTTCAAGACTAGAAGACGAAACCCACAGGGATATAATTGCTAAAGTCTTAGACAGGGATAGAACAAGCGTTAATCACTATGAAAGATGTCACTCAGGCAACTATGCTTCTTACCCTTTATATCGTGATACATTCAATAAAGTGTACAATGCTTATGCTGAAATAAAAGACGCTAAATTAACGTTCATAGACTTGTATAACTTACAGGAACACTTGAGGAAAAACGGAATACACGATAGTTCAAAACATCAAACAACTATTCGTATTGTTTCAGGTGAATTTGGAACTGATATAAAAGTTTCTTACAAAGATTTCTACAATCAGTTAGAATTATGTAAGTTAGCCCTTCAAAATTATCAACACGAAATAGAAGTTATATGAAACATTTACTAAGTAGTTCAGCTTTTTTAATAGTGAACAAGCAATTGGCGAAGCAGGTAGGGTTGAAGGGTGCAGTCCTGCTTGCTGACCTAATTAGCAAAGAAGAATACTTTATAGCTAACGGAATGACTGATGGTTGGTTTTTTAATACTGAAGCCAATATAGAACGAGATACTACACTAACTTCATATCAGCAAAGAAAAGTCCTTAAATCGCTTAAAAAGTACCAAATAATAGAAACTAAGCGTAAAGGAATACCTGCAAAGCAATACTTCAAAATAAATGAAGCTAACTTATTGAAAATCATAAGTTGTGAAGAAACTGAAGAACTAGTTGTGAAGAAACTTAATGACTTGTCAGAAACAAACTTAACAACTATTAATAAGAATAAAGAAATAAGAATAAATAATAATATTAATATATCTAAAAGGAGAAATGATTTTGTTTTAGAGGTTTTGTCTTTTGATTATGATGAAAGTATTTTAAATGGATTTGTAGATTATTGGACAGAACCTAATAAGTCTAATACAAAAATGAAATTTGAATTAAATAAAACTTGGAGCACAAAGCTCAGATTAAAAACTTGGGCTAACAATCAAAAGAAATGGGATAAACCAAAGTCTAATAAAAAAACAATGAGTAAGTTAGACGCTCAAATTAATGAATGGCAAAAAGCAAGAGAATTATTATGAAACCATTAAAACAAGAAAACCTAAAAGAGCTTACTGAAAAAGTCCTAGACTTAGTAGCTAGAACTTCAGTTGAAATAGGACATAGGTCAGACGCTCAGACTTTAGCTTTACTATCTAAAATCTTTGCTGAAGATTTAATAAAAGAAAAGCGTTTCGGCAATATGACTTTCAATCAAGTTAAAGACGCATTTAGACAGGGAGTAAGATTTGGAAAGGATGAACCCTTTTTAAATATCAGAACTTTTTACAAGTGGGTGTATGCTCAGAAGAAACTAATTGACAATGCGTACTATGAAGTACACACTTTAGGAAAGCCAAAAGGAAAGACCTTATGGTATCAAGAACCAATAAAATTATTAAAATGATATTAGAAGAATTAGATGTATTCAAAGAAAATTTATTAAGACAATTAGCTTTATTGTTATTTGTAAACAATGAAAAAGAAAAAGATTTAAAAGAATGTAAAAAATTAATTTTAAAATGTGAAAATTTAAGTAAAATTGAAATAATTGAATTAATAGAAAAAGAAGAATACAATTACGGGTTTAAAATTAAAACAAAATGAAGATATTAACAATCGTATGGGGAATAATAATTGTACTTTGTCTTTTAGAAGCTTATTTTTGTTCTAAGTTTGAAGATGAAATTTGAAAGAAAAGCACATAGGGAAAGACAGAACAAAGCTTTAACTCAGTTCTGCAATCACTTTGGTTTGACTTATGGTTCACACGAAGAATACGCTCACATTGACGCAGTCCTTTATAACAAAGGAAAGATAACAGGTTTTGCTGAAGTAAAAGGAGTTCATAAAAACATAGAGGACAAACAAGATGTTATTGTAGCAATGCGTAAAATAGTAAGAGCTCAACAGCTTCAAGTCAATAGCGGCAAACCTGTAGCAATTATATGGGCTTTTAATAACGCTATTGTATATGAAAGAATAAATAACTTAAAAGGTATTTTCTATTATGGCGGTAGAGCAGTCAGAGAAGGAAGCACATACGACCAAGAAATGCTAATAAAAGTATTAATTAAAAACCTAATAAGAATTGAAGAAGACAGTAAGTAAATTAAAAAAGGAACTTGACAAATGGTTCAGTCTTTACATCAGACTTAGGGAAGCAAACGAATACGGAATGTGCCAATGCTTCACTTGTGGAATAGTTAGACACTACAAAGAAGGTATGCAAAACGGACATTTTCAAAGTAGGAAGCATTTGTCTACAAGATTTGATGAGGAAAATTGTCAAGTACAATGTGTTAAGTGTAATGTCTATGCTTGGGGAGAACAGTACAAATTTAGTCTAGCTTTAGACGGTAAGTACGGAGAAGGTAAAGCTGAAGAATTACAATACTTAGCTAGAACAACTTTAAAGATAAGTCGTATTGAATATGAAGAAAAGATAAGTTATTACAAATCACTTGTTGATAACTTAAAAAAAGAAAAAGGAATTGAGTAAACTTTTTTATTAAGTTTGGCGTATGATAGAACCAATTTACGCAAGTGCTGAACACAAGAACATAATTGAAACTTATATAACAATGTGCACAGAGTTTGCAAAAGATGTAAGTTCAAAATCAAGATACAATAATTATTTAGATGTAGTAGATGTTATTTTAGAATACCACAACAACTATGGTAAAGGAGTAAGAGAAAACAATTGGTACGATTGGATTATGATAATACCAACAAATCTTTCAGTTGCTACAAATGGTTTTTTTGCAGGGCTTGAAACTAAAACAAACGCTTCAACAATAAGAGCATATAAGGTTGTGCTTAGTGAAATGGTTTTTGATGTAGTAGATAAAATTGACGCTTTAGAACAAGTAAATGACTGATATATATGCAGAAATATCTAAGCTAAGTTCATTCTTTAGAAATATGTGTTACGGTATAACGCAAGATGAAGAAGCTATTAATGACGCAGTACAGGAGCTTATGATTTATTTCCTTCAGATGAACCCTGAAACATTAAAAAACATTTACGATAAAGACGGTGTCAAAGGAATTAAAGGATATGGTGCTGTAGTATTGAAAAGAAGTTTAACAAGTGTAAGAAGTCCTTTCTATTATAAGTATAAAAAATACTACACAAATTTAGTAGGAGTATATACACCATCTTGTAGTCAAAACGCTTTTCATAAAAGTATCTATAACTTGCCTGAAGAAACAGAAAACAATTACAAGTGGGAGAAGCTAGAAGAAATAGATAAAGTATTAGATAAACAAACGTGGTACGATAAAAAGATATTTGAATTGTATTACTCAGGAGAAACTTTAGACAGTCTAGCTAAGAAAACAGGGATAAGTAGAAACAGTCTTTTCACTACAATAGATAAGGTAAGGGAAATACTTAAAAAGGAATTGAATGAATAGGTTCTTTGTACCTAACGAAATATATGAAGATAGGATTACTATTTGTAAGGGGTGTGTTTATTATTTCAAGCCTACAGGAACTTGTACCGACTGCGGCTGTTTTATGAAGATAAAAGCAAGACTAGCAACAATGGGATGTAGTCAGAAGAAATGGGAAAAGACAAAAGAAGTAGAAACTCCTGAAAGTTTACCACAGGAAATAGTTGATGAAATATTAGATATGTGGGAAGACTTAAAAACAGGTAGGGCAAAAGACCAAGCAGCTAAAAAGAGAATGATTGAAACATATAATACGATATACAATACTAACTATGGTGTCAGAACGAATTGCGGTTCTTGTATATCAACTTGCTTTGATGGAATAAAAAAACTATATAATGAATATGCTAAGGGCTAAACTTAACTTAAATAACAAAGCGGTTATTTTCTTATTTTTTTCTGAACCCTTAGCGTATTTAAACTAAAACAATAGATATGAAAAGAACTTACAAAACAATTAAATGGGTATTAAACAACCACGTTAAAAAGAATGTCAGAAGTCTTTGGACTTGGGAGAATGACAACTTTACTTGTATCTTTGAAAACTACTCAGGTGATAGTAGAATATATACACCGCACCAATTACTTAAACTTTTAGATAATGACACAGAACGAGAAACTAATTAAAAACCTAGAAAATATGACACCAATTGAATTAGATAGTGATTACAAAAAAACACCTGAACCAAGTTACTATTCAGGAAAGAAGTACGGTTACTCAGCAAGAAAAGTAGTAGAGGACTTCCAACCTGATAGCTACAACATAGGAACTGCAATCAGTTATTTGTTAAGAGCAGGTAAAAAGGAAGGTAACCCTGCTGAACAAGATATACAGAAAGCAATTAATCACTTACACTTTGAATTAGATAGATTACATAATGACGCTGTATAGTTGCGAATGTGGAAATACAATGGAAATAGGAAAAGCTACAATAGTCCTAAGAGATAAGAAGTGGGTATGCAAAGAAGCTCAATGTAGTTGCGGTCTTTATATGGATAGCAAACCAACAGACGGAATGCCTAACTTAAAAAGAACTGAACCTACTCTAACTATGAAACGTGACAAGCTTTGGGAAGGAGCAACAGAAAAGATAAGAAGCAAGACCGAATAAAATAAATTAACAAAAATTCTATTATATACTATGAAACTAAAAATCAACGAATTAAAACCAAACGAAAGCAATCCTAGAATAATAAAGGAAGCTAAATTTAAAAAACTTGTAAAGTCAATTAAGGACTTTCCTGAAATGCTAGACCTAAGACCAATAATACTTGACGAGAACAATGTTATCTTAGGTGGTAATATGAGATACAAAGCTTGTGTTGCAGCAGGGCTTAAAGAAGTGCCTGTTAAAATAGCTAAGGGCTTGACAGAAGAACAGAAAGAAGAATTTATAGTTAAAGATAATGTAGGCTTTGGTGAATGGGATTGGGATATTCTAGGAAACCAATGGGATAACGCAAAGCTAGGAGAATGGGGTATGGATGTATGGCAACCTGAAGAAGCAGTAGACTACTCAGTATTAGAAGATTTAGATTTAGGCTCTACATTACAAGATAAAGAAGCTTCAGTAAAGAGAGCAATACAGATAGAGTTTGAACCTGAGCATTATGACGAAGCTGTATTACTGATAAACACAGCAAGAAAGGAAGGGAAGAATGTAGGTTTAATTGTTTTAAATGCTTTTAGAAACGATAAATGAAAATAGCTATACCCTCATACAAAAGAGCTGAAACACTATGCAAAAAGACATTAAAGTATTTATTACAAGATTGTAAAATAGATTTGAAATGTATAACAATTTTTGTAGCAAATGAAGAAGAATACAAAGACTATAAAAAATCAGTCAATAAAGGATTAAAAATTGTAATAGGAAAAGAAACTTTAAAAGGTCAAAGAAATTTTATGGACTTTTATTATGAAGCAGGTGAAAAGGTTTTATTCTTTGATGATGATATTGAAGGTCTTTACATAAAGTCAGGAAATAAAACTAAATTATTTACAGACTTAGTTTCATTATACAAGATAGGGTTCAATGAATGTGTAAAACATAATACGGCTTTATTTGGAATATGTGCTGTCAATAATGGTTTTTATATGAATGGTAAAATAAGCACAAATCTTAAATACATAGTGGGCTGTTTCTATGGTCAAATAATTACACAGGACAGAACTTTGTCTGTTACCTTAGAGGATAAAGAAGATTTTGAAAGGACTATATTGTATTTTGATAAGTATAAAAAAGTAGTCAGATTAAATATGATAGCTCCAAAAACTAATTATTATGATGAGGACGGGGGTATGCAAATTACTAGAACAGAAGACAGGGTTACTGCAAGTGCTTTGACGCTTATAAATAAATACCCTCAATACTGTTCACTAAACACTAAAAAGAAAAGCAGTCATACAGAAATTAAACTAAACTCACGAGCAAAATGAAAACAATTAAACTAAAACAAGTAGAACACAATATTAAGATAGGTAAAGACTGTCCTTACTATGAACCAAACATAAAAGAAGATTGCCTGTTAGAACTTGACGGAGAGATAGTAGGTTTTTATATTAAAGATGTGTCAAAGTATAGCGAAAGACTGAGTTTGTTATTAGCAGTTGCTGATAAAGAGTTCAGAGGTGATAATGTTCCAAAAAGTTTATTGGAACGTAGTGATGTTTTTGATAAAGTTTACAATCAAGGTATGACAAGAAAAGAAGCAAAGGCGACAGGAGTTGTTCAAATGAGTACTATACTCGGCTCTATACCACCTAAACCTCATATGCGCAGACCTTATCCAAACATATCTTCAGTACACAGGGATAAGAAAGCACAAACATTTATAAAAGCAATGTGGGGAGCTTGTTTAGAAGCAGAACAAATCATTAAAGAAATAACTCCTAAGATATACGAAAGACAACAAGAACTATTTGAAGATGTAAAAGATGAATGGAGATTTGGAACAATGTACACAAGTAGTATATCTAACTTTAATATATCAGCACCATTCCACAGAGATACAGGAAACATTCAAGGAACAGTAAACACAATACTTACAAAAAGAAACAACGCTAAAGGTGGCTGCTTGAATGTGCCTGACTATAATCTAACCTTTGAACAAGCAGATAATTCAATGTTAGTTTACCCTGCTTGGAAGAACGTACACGGAGTAACACCAATAAAACCAATAGCAGAAAATGGGTATAGAAATAGTTTAATCTTCTATCCATTGAAAGCATTTAAAGGAATATAATATGGACGAAAGTAGACACATAAAAAAGGAAAGTATCTTGAAAGCTTTGGAAAAGAGTTTAGGAGTTGTAACAGTTGCGTGTAAGTCAGCAGATGTTCCACGTTCAACATACTATAAATGGCTAAATGAAGATGAGGAATTTGCTAAACAAGTTCAGGACATTGAAAACATTGCACTAGACTTTGGTGAAAGCCAATTACATAAACAGATAGGAGACGGCTCAACATCAGCTACAATCTTTTTTTTAAAGACAAAAGGAAAGCGTAGGGGATATGTAGAGAAGTCAGAGTTAGATATAACTTCAGGTGATAAGGTTATCAATATGCCTATAATAACATTCGTAGAAACTGATACTGAATAAGAAATACAATCCATTATTTAATTCTGATGCTAGATACTTTATAATAACAGGTGGTAGGGGTTCAGGAAAGTCTTTTGCTGTAACAGTCTTTTTGACTTTACTGACTATGACTAAAGGGATAAGAATACTCTTTACTCGTTTCACAATGACCTCAGCTCATTTGTCAATTATTCCTGAGTTCTTAGAAAAGATAGGACTTCTAGGGTTTGATGAAGTGTTTAGCATTAATAAAAAAGAAGTAGTCAATACAAAGAATAATTCAGATATATTATTTAGAGGTATCAGAACCTCAGCAGGTAACCAAACAGCAAGTCTAAAATCTTTACAAGGAATAAGCACTTGGGTATTAGATGAAGCTGAAGAATTAGTTGATGAGAATATATTTGATACTATTGATTTAAGTATTAGAGAAAAAGGAATACATAATAGAGTTATACTTATACTGAACCCTGTTACAAAAGAACATTGGATATACAAAAGGTTCTTTGAGGACAAAGGCGTAGAGGGTGGTTTTAACGGCTTTAAAGACAATGTATGCTATATACACACCAACTACCAAGACAATAAAGAAAACCTCTCACAGAGCTTCCTAGAGCGTATTAAGAGCATAAAGCACAGAAACTTTAAAAAGTATCAACACAAAATCTTAGGGGGGTGGTTAGACAAAGCAGAAGGAGTAGTCTTTGAGAATTGGAGTATAGGAGAATTTAATCCTGACGGACTTCAGACTTCTTGTGGAATGGACTTTGGCTTTAGTGTTGACCCTGATAGTCTGACAGAAGTAGCTATTGATAAAAGGAAGCGTAAGATATATTTAAAAGAACATATCTACAAGAATGGTATAAAGTCAAATGAATTAGCTAAAATCATATTAGACAAAGTAGATAACAAACTTATAATTGCTGATAGTGCAGAGCCAAGACTAATAGCAGACCTTAGACATTTAGGAGTAAACATCAAACCTGTTAAAAAAGGAACTATTGAAAGTGGAATTACTCGTATGCAAGACTATGAACTTGTTATAACTCCTGAAAGCACTAACATAGCTAAAGAGCTAAACAATTATATATATGCTGACAAAGGCTCAAAACTTTATGTAGATAACTACAATCACGCAATTGACGGTATAAGGTATAATGTAATTTACCACCTAGACAACCCTAACGCAGGGAAGTATTACGTACAGTAAACTAAAAACAACAAATTTCTATTATATAACAGATGAAAGTAAAAGTTAAAAAAGAAGGAAAAGTAAAAGAGTTCAAATTGATTAATAGTTGGGAAGAAGTAACTCTTGAAAAGTGGTTGCAACTTATTGATTTTGAAACAGGTACAAAGACTGAAGAAGCAACTGAAACAATAGCAGCACTGTCTAATATTCCTAAGCAGTTAGTTAAGGAATTAGCTTTATCAGATGTAGCAGTTGTAATGAGTAGGATATCAGAGCTACAACAAGAGCAAGATACAAAGCTAAAAAGGATTATTGAAATAGATGGTATTGAGTACGGCTTTCATCCTGATTTGGATAGTATAACATTAGGTGAGTATGCAGACTTGGAAACTTTTATTAAGAACGGAATTGAAAAGAATTTACCTGAAATAATGGCTGTTCTTTACAGACCGATAAAAGAAAAGAAGAATGACATTTATATTATTAACTCTTATGATGGAGATATTCGGCTCAGGACGGAAGAAATGAAAAAGATGTCAGCTCAACAAGTGCAAAGTGCATTGGTTTTTTTTTACACTTTAGGGAAAGAATTATCAGAGATTTTGCCATTGTATTTGATGGAGCAGCTGAAGGAAATGAAGACGCAATAGCTACAGAAAGCTTTGCCGAGAAGTGGGGTTGGTTCGGTGTAATGTATAGATTGACAAATGGTGAGATAGTAAACTTAGAAAGAATAACGAATTTAGGATTGTTAGAGTGCTTGACTTGGTTAAGTTATGAAACAGACTTAAACTCACAAAACAAAGTAAAAAGAAATGGTTAATAATAAGACATATAATAATGTAGTAAACACTTTACTAAGACTTGGTGAGTATCACGAACAGATAAGCACTACTTCAGTAGGTGATGTGTACGACCTCAATCTTGAAAAGATGGAGAAGTTTCCAATAATGCACATAAACCCTACATCAGTAAACACAGGTGATAGTCAATTGACTTACAACTTTCAAGTCTTTGTAATGGATATGGTATCTGAAAAGTCAGATTGGCAAACTAAACAGCACGAGCTTTTAACTAAGTTAGTAAACACAGAGAATAACGAACAGGAAGTATTCAATCAGACACTAGCTATTTGTACAGATATTATAGGAATGTTAAGACACAGCTCTAGACAATCTATAAACGGAGTTGATGATATTAACCAACCTATCTACTTTACACAAGACCAATTTACAATAGAACCTTTTCAGGAAAGGTTTGATAACTTATGCTGTGGATATGTATTTAATATAGGCGTATTAGTTCAGAACGATTTTCAGACTTGTAATATTCCTGTAGGAACTAGGGGTGCAGGGTATTAATGTTTAAGTTTAGGATAGGAAGACTAATAGTTCAAATAGGATGGAAGAAATTTAAAATAACAATAAAATTATAAAATGGCAGATTTAACAACAACAATCACAGAAAATGTAGTATTGAACGGCTCAGTAAGAGGTTCTTTAAACACAATAACTACAGCAAATATAGTAGATGTATTTGAAAGAATATTAACTTGTACTCAAGGTCAGACTACAACAGTAGCAGTATTTAATTCAACTCCTTATGGTGCAGATGGTGCTTTAGATGTAGAGAATTGTAAATATTTTAGAGTAACTAATTTGAGTGAAGACCAAGATATGAAAGTTGCTTTTGTAACAGCAGCTACAAACTATCAAGTAACTGTAAGAGCAGGTGGTTCTCATATCTTATTCCAAGCTGAAGAAGCATTGATAGGTGAAGAAGACGCAAGTCCTGCATTCCCTACATTAGAAGACTTAGTAACTGTAGAGGTAAAACCTTCAGCAACAACTGATGTTCAAGTAGAAGTATTTGCAGCACTAGTGTAATGAAGTTAGACGCTCTTGAAAGATACCTCAATAGCTTTGGTAAACAAGTAGTAAACAGAGCAAAAGGAAACTTACAGAAATCTAAAGGGGGTGATACTGCTTTAGAAAAATCTATTACATTTACTGTGATAGAGGACAAAGGGGTTTTAAGTGTAAAGTTTAAGATGGCTGCTTATGGTAAGTTTGTAGATAAGGGAGTTTCAGGAACAGAAAAAGAAAGAAGTTTTAAAGATTACAAAGGCAAAACTCTTAAAAGTCCTTTTGCTTATAAAAAATCTAAAGGACATTCACAGCCACCTACTAAGGCACTTGATAAGTGGATAGTAAAAAAAGGGATAGCACCAAGAGATAAAGAAGGAAAGTTTATGTCTAGAAAAAGTATAAAGTTTTTAATTGCTAGAAGCATTGGTAAAAAAGGAATACAGGGGATAAGCTTCTTTCAAAAACCTTTGATGTTAGGAATGCAACAATTTAGCGGTAATTTTGGAGCAGCAATAAAAGAAAGTATATTAGACAGTTTAAAACAACAAAAAATAATTAGCTAAATGGCAACAACAATAACACAAAAACCTAGATATTCAAATGCTGTACCTGTAGGACAAGAGATAATTTTTACAATATCAAACAATAATATAGTAGCACAATTTACTAATATTAGTTTTCAAGCTGATGTGTATATAAGTAACGGAACACCACCAACAGTAACAGGTTCACCTTTAGCTACGTTCAAGACAAAACCAAATAATGTAGGTGTAGGTATGTTTGATTTTAGACAAGTAGTTGAAAGCTATGTGTCTTCTGATAATATTGCAGGAGAAGGAAGTTCTTATAAAACGGCAATAACAGGTAATGAAACGTCAAACCCTCTACACTTAATAGATAAGTATTCAAAAAATAGAAACGCTGTAAGGTGGCTAACTATTCAATTTAAAACTGTATATACTGACGCTAACGGTTTTGAACAAGAAGACACCCCTGTTACTTCTGTTGATTACAGATTGTTCAATGGATATTTAAAATATGATGATGTATTAGATTTACAGAATGTAGACTTTGGTTACAATACTCAAAAATTGATACTTAGTAACGATACAAAACAATTTTTAACTAACTCCCCTACTTCTCAATATGCAAACGTAGAAGACTATGGTACTGTAGGTTTTTTAGACCACCCTCATAACGTAGCAGCAATTCGGCTTACATATTATGATAGTTCAGGGAGTCAGATAGGAACTGAAAATATTGATAGAAACTTCATTAATGGTGCTAATTCAGCTTCTTCTAATACTACTGATGTACAGTTTCATATATTATACTTTGGTTGTTTTCCTGCTAACCTTAGAAGTGATGGCTCTACAATGTTTGCAGGTTTAATTACAGCAGGAACTATACAGGGGGGTTATTATACGGTAGAAGCTCTAAGTAATGCGTTCGTACCTGTTTCAAAATTATACACAATAAATGTCAATTGTCCTAACTTAAAAGGATATGAGTCTATAAGGCTTTGTTGGTTAAATCAATGGGGTGCTTGGGATTACTACACATTCACTCAGAAGTCTACAAGAAGTATATCAACAAAAGGCTCTACATACGAGCAACAAACGGGAACTTGGAATGAGTCAGCTTACAGAGTTAATGGTTATAAAGGTGGTAAGAAAACTTTTAGAGTGAACGCTACTGAGAAAATCAAAATGAACACAGACTTTGTAAGTGAAAGCGAAAACGTAATGTTTGAAGAACTAACAAATAGTCCTGAAGTCTATGTCCTAGCAGTATATTCATCTGTGTATGATGTGCAAACTAATCTTAATCAATATGTAACACCTGTAAGAATAACGAGTACAAACTTTACAAAAAAGACTGTAGCTAACGACAGACTTATTCAATACACTTTTGAAGTAGAAAAGAGTAAGACACTAAGAACACAATCAATATAATGAGCGTACAACTAATAGTTTACCCGCAACATTATGACGGCTACGGTTCTGTATTTTCACAAACAGGTGAATTTTGTGTAGATGGTTCAACTTTCAACGCTTTAGCTACTTCACCATACCCGACATACACGACAGCGTCAACTTCAACTAACCCTATACTTTCAGCTTTAGGTGTAAACGCTCCAAATGTGATAAATACTTGGTTCAGCTACAGAAGTTCGTCAGCAGGAACACCAACAGAACCAACTGTAATATCAGGGGGGGTTACTTTATATTCAGTAGCAAGTGCAACTATATCAGGAATATATCAAAGATTATCTAACTTAGTTGTTGGAACGACTTATGAAATGGTGATAGACTTATCTACTACAGGCACAGGATTTGTTTTAACAAGTGCTTATGATAATATTACTATGATATCGCAACCTTTACACGCAGCAAATCAAAGTCAAATCACTTTTTCTTGGACTGCTGCTAGTACAGATGATACGATAGTTATAAGTTATTACAATTTTGTTGCTGACAATATAGTTATAGATAACATATCGGTTACACAACAGGGAATAACTCCTACTCAAACATATTCAGACTTACTAGATGGTCAAGTTATTTGCGACCTATATGAAAATGAAGATATCCCTTTAAGTCTAAGTATTGATGACTTTAAAAATGTAGCTGAGAAAGTACAGTCTTATTCAAAGGCTTTTAAATTACCTGCAACAAAAAGAAACAATAAAATCTTTGACCATATTTTTGAAATAACTAGAACTTATAATGAAATTAATTTTAATCCGTATAATAAAACAAAATGCGTGTTAAAACAAGACGGCTTTTTATTATTTGAAGGCTATTTAAGAATGATAGATATTTCTGACAAGTCAGGTGAAATAAGCTACAATGTAAATTTATATTCTGAAGTTGTTGCGTTATCTGATGTTTTAGGAGAAAGGACATTCTCAGACTTAGACTTTGCGGAATTAACACACGATTATCAAAAAGAAAATATCTACAGAAGTTGGTACGACTCAGCACCCTACGCAGGGATAACTTATACAAACCCTAACACTTCAGGTTTTAGAGACACCTATTCAACCTTAAAGTACCCTTTTATAGATTGGGCTCATCAAATAATTGAAACGCCTATTTCGCCGCCTAATGGTGCAATTTGGGGAATGCCTGAACTATTAGATTTACAGGCAGCGTTCAGACCGTGTATAAACGTAAAGTATTTAATTGACAGAATATTTCAAGACAGTCCTTATTCGTATGAAAGTGAATTTTTTGAAAGTGATTTATTCACGAAGCTTTATATGGACTTTAATTGGGGTGAAAATATATCAGGAATACCTGAAACAAGTGGTATTTACAACCCGACTGTAGTCCAATCGGTCACTACATCATTTAACGACATTACTTTATCAAGTAACTCTTTTGACTCTCAGATGGGGTTTAATGGAACAAGTAAATTTGTTGCTTCAGTTGCTCCTCAGATATTTGAATTGTCAGCAGAATTGGCGTGGGGGCTTGGTTCAAGTGCAGGTACTAATTTTGTTGAAACTAGATGGGCTAAATATAACAGTTCAGGTACTTTGCTAGATACTTACGACTATCACTTATCAGTGCTTACAGCAGGTTCAACTCCTACTCCTTTAAACACGTCTTCAGGTTTAATAGTATGTGATAATGCAGGAGATTATATTCAGCTAGAATGGAAATCCAACTACGCTTATGATGTTTTTTTTAACAGCGTCTACAATTGCACTATATCAGGAACAACAGGACTTCTTAATATGACTACGAATACTATATTACAAACTTTAAGAGGTGAGCTTAATCAATGGGAATTCTTGAAGGGTTTGATAAATATGTTTAATATAGTGACTATGCCGCACCCTAATAATCCTGAAAAGATAATTTTTGAACCTTACTATAATATGTTTATAGATAATGACGATAGTAAAGAATTAAATTGGACTGATAAAGTAGATGTAACAGAAATAAAACTAACTCCTTTAACTGACTTAAATAAAAAAACTAAGTTTGTCTTTGCTGAAGATGAAGATGACTACGCAGCAAGTGTTATGAAGTTTTCAACAGGTGGACATCCTTACGGCTCATTAAATCAGATTGCACCTTCAGCTCAATTTGACTTACTTACAGGTGAAAAAGAAATATCAGCAGAACCTTTTGCTGCGTCAGTACCAAAGCCATTGACTAATATTAACGATGTTTCTGAATTGATTACTCCTGCTATTTATTCTGTATCTGATGATGGTGAGTCGCAACCTTTTGAAAACAGTCCTAGATTATTTTTCAACAATGGAATAAAAAGTGTAGGTAGTGGTTCTTATTACATTCCTGCTTGGAATAATTTTTCTGAAGCGAATTGGACTGAATTTTTACAATTTAGTCACTTGACAGATATACCTACTACAAATACAACAATAGATATAAATTACGAAACACAACAGATGATAAGTGGGATAGCACCTACTATACCTACTGCTAATTTATATAGTTTATTTTGGCAACCGTATTACAAAGACCTTTACAATCCTGATACTAGAATTGTGACTCTTAAAGTAAACTTAACTCCTTCAGACATCAATAGTTTTAATTTCTATGATACAGTAATGATTAAGAACAGAATTTATAGAGTAAATAAAATAGATTACAAACCTAACGACTTAGCAAAAGTTGAATTCATACTTATACCATAATGAGCAAAGTACCTACAACACCATATTTAACAGGGTTTGATGTAAAACCTGCAAGAATAAATTCAATAGGAACAGTTACCTTTACAGACGGCACGAGTGAGATAACTCCCAATCAATTACAATGTGAAGCTTACGGGTACAAATATAATAAAGTAACAAGGACTTGTTCGGCTTTTAAATACAGCAGTAATTTAGACAGAAATATAAGTAATATAAATAACAAGATAAACGGAGCAGGGAACACTACTTTTCCTAATACTGACAACACTTACATAATAGGACAAAAGAATACAGTAAGAGGTGACTCAATAAATAATATTGTAGTAGGTAACTATAATGAAATAGCAAATGGTGTAAGTAATACTACTGTCTATGGAACTTTAGGAGAAGCAACTGCTGACAACTCAATTGTCTTAGGGGGTAACGTAGCCGCTGACTTATTAGGTGAAAGGCAAAGCATACAAGTAATATACGGAACACAAACTACTAACGGAACAAATACTATTAGTTACTTAAACAACACAACAGATAAACTCTTAGCAGTACCTGAGAACGCTGTAATGTATTTTCACGCAGACATAATAGCAGTAAGAGTAGGTGGAACACACGCAACAGGAAATTTAGGCGACTATGCAAGTTGGGTAGAAAGGGGGGTAATAATAAACGAAAGCGGAACACTTAGTATTAAAAGAGAACGTGACTCAATTAAAAGCAACGGAACTGTTACCAATTGGCAACCAACAGCAATAGTTTCAGGAACAGATTTTGCTATGAGAGTAAGAGGGCATACAGATATGACAGTAGAATGGTGTAGTAACATAACATTCACACAAATTAAAACAGGAGTAGCACTTTAAAAAATAAAGATATGGCACAAGGAGAAGAAATTGTATTAAATGTAAAATCAGACATAGGTAAGGTTGTAAAGGAAACTGAAAAGCTTGAAGGAGCTACTAAAAAAGGTAAGAAAGGTTTTAAAGGTCTTGGTGTTGCTATTAAAGGTGTTGGTACAGCGTTGAAAGCAGCAGGAATAGGAATTATTGTTGCCTTACTTGCAAAACTAATGGAAGTGTTTAGTAGTAATCAAAAAGTGTTAGACGCTTTTGACACAGCGATGACAGCTTTAAATATTGCCTTTAATGACTTGTTTGACTTTCTAAATAATAATATAGGAGCGTTTACAGGTTTCTTTAAAGATATATTTGAAAATCCACAACAAGCTTTAAAGGATTTTGGAGATATGATACAGAACAATATCATAGAAAGGTTTAATAGTCTTTTAGATACTTTCGGATATGTAGGGAGTGCTTTAGGAGCTTTATTTAAAGGAAAGTTCAAAGAAGCAGGAAAATTTGCAAAAATGGCGGGTAAGGAAATGGTAGATGTAGCAACAGGCATAGACAATTCTTATGACAAAACAGTTGAAACAGTTACTAAAGCAACAGACGCAATTGTAAAATATACTAAAAAAGTCATAAACAACGCAGCAGCAATAACAGAAACAAAGAAAGCAGCAAACAGAGCAGCAGTAGAGTTTGCTAAGTTAAATGCTCAGTACTTAAAAGACGCTGAGATACAAAGACAAATAAGAGATGATGAAACTAAAACTTTTGCGGAAAGAATTGAAGCCAACAATAAGTTAAATGATATACTAGGAGAACAACAAAAACTTCAAAGAGAACAAATACAAGCAGGAATAGACGCAGCACAAGCTCAATATAATATAAATGCAAATGAAGAAAACTACATAGCATTACAAGGTGAAAAAGTAAGAATGCTTGAACTTGAAGAAACTATTACAGGTCAGTTGTCAGAGCAAAAGACTAATGCAGTAGCTTTAGAAAAAGAATTACAAGAAGCTCAAAAGGAAATAAGAGCTGAAGGGATGTCAGGAATGGAAAGGGAATTGCAAGAACTTAAAGACGCTTACAAGTTAAAGGAAAAGATGGCTAAGAAGTCAGGAATGAAAACTACAGCTATTACTAAGCAATATGAGAAAGCAAAGTCAAAAATTGTTCAAGAAAATGTCAATGCTCAATTAGAAGCGTTTTCAGGTCTTGCGGCAGGGTTAAGTGCTTTAGCAGGTGATAACAAAGCGTTAGCTGTAGCAAGTGCAGTAATAGACACGTATGTAGGTGCAAATAAAGCCTTTGCTCAGGGTGGTGTTGTAGGGTATGTAACAGCAGCAGGAGTAATTGCGGCAGGGTTAGCTAATGTAAGAACTATTATGGCAACAGAAGTTCCCGGACCTGACTCTACTCCACCACCCGCTACAACACCACCTGCGCCACAAATGATGTCAGGAGCTTTTGAATTATCAGGGGGGGTGGAAAACGAACCGACTAAAGCTTATGTAGTTACAGACGAAATGACAAGCAGTCAAAACCAATTAGCAAACATAAGACGTAGAGCTACAATTTAAAATCAAATATATTAACTATATATCTATTATATAACAGAACCTTAATTTACAATCTTAAATAAATACTATGAACAAGCCAACACCATTCGGAAAGAAAACATTTGCAGAATACGAAAAAGAAGTAAAAGAATATAACTTGAGTAAAGTTGAAAGAGTTGAGTTATCTATTGTAGGCGATTTAAAAGCAGCCACAAATACTGTAGCTAAGTTAATTGACAACTACGAAAAGAGTTGGAAAAGTTTATCGGCAGCAAGTGCATCAACATATATGAAAGTTCAAGATTTGTGGGATGATTGGAACGGTATTTCTAAAAAAGCTGAGTCATTCAAAAAAGTTAATAATGACTATAATAAAGATTTCGCAGAAGTAGCTTCATTGGACTCTAAATTAGAAAATGCTAATAAAGACTTAATCAAAGTTATCCAAGAAGCAAAAGAAGCTGCTAAAGAATTAGGGGTTGATGTAAAAGACATTGGTGGTTATGGTGTAGCAGTACAGGAAGCTGATATGTCAATAGATATTAGCACTAAAATTCAGAAGGATATGAAAATGATATCTAAAACTATTGGTACTACATCTGACGCCATTTTAGACATAACAAGGTAATATGACAGAAACTAAAATAGTAGAATTAGTAATTGCAGATGATAGTCAAGAACTAGCTATTGACGCAATCAGTTTAGTAACTTCACCTGCAATAGAACAAGACTTTGTATTTTTCGGAAAAGAAAAGAACAACTTGACATTTGCTAAGGTAGATGAGGAGAAAAGAATGTTAATCAGTCCTGCACTTATTCCTAATAAAAATATTTTCAGACACGACCCAAATACAGACAGCGACTATTATGTTTACTTTTCAAAAGAAACAGTACGTAAGGCTTCTGAATTATATTTAAAACATAATAATCACCATAAAGCTACATACCAACACCAAGATAGAGTTTCAGGTGTTTTAACAGTTGAAAGTTGGATTAAGGAAGGAGACCAAGATAAGTCTAAGTTATACGGCTACGACTTACCTAACGGCACGTGGTTTGTAAAAATGAAGATAGAGAATGATGAGCTTTGGAATAAAATCAAAGAAGGAGAATTAAAAGGTCTTTCAATTGAAGGCTACTTTACTAATAAATTTGAACAAATGCAAAAGAAAGAACCAACTACAGAACAAATACTAAGTGCTTTAAATGAGCTAATAAGAGAAAACAAAACTGAACTTAAGGCTGAGAAAATATCTTTGAATGACGCTAAAAAATTAGCTGCACTTGGTAACTCAGCAGATGATTTTAGAACTTATATTTTAGGAAATATAAAATCCCTACAAACATTGTCAAAAGCAGTAAACGAAGCAAAAAAAGAAGCGAAAGACTTAGAAAGCAACATAAAATCAGCTAAACAGTTGGATAAGGATATACAAAAAATAAAACAAATTTTGCAAAAAGGTGCAAAAGAATTAGGAGTAAACCCAAATGACATACCTAGTTATAGTGACGCTGATGAAAAACAAGCAAGGTTAAGAGGTGAATTAGACCAAGCAGAACGAACACTAGCGGGAGTTAATAGTGTTATTAAAATATAAAAATCAAACAAATAAATAACTATTCTATTATATAACAGAACTTAAAAATTAAACTATGGATTTAAAGAAGCAAATTTTAGTAGCACTTGGGCTTGACAAAGAAGAAACAATTTCTTTAGAGTGGCAATCAAAATCAGAGGACGGAACTATTTTTGTTTCAACTGCTGATGAATTAGAAGCAGGAGTAGATATTTCAGTATTAACTGAAGATGGAACTACAATTTTATTACCTGTTGGAACTTACAAAACTGAAGACGGAGTATCTTTCAGAGTAGAAGAAGAAGGTATTGTTGCTGAAGTAATTGAGTCTGAAACTGAAGAAGTAGTTGAAGAAGAAGAAGTTGAAGCTTCAGAAGAATTAGCTGAAGATGATGGAGAAGAAGCAGATGTTGCTGATTGGGAAGGTATGGAGAAAAGAATTCAAAACCTAGAAGACGCAGTAGCTTCATTAAAAGGAGAAGAAAAAGATACTGAAGAAGAAGTTGAGGAATTAGAAGTTGAAGAAAGAGGAACTACTCCTAAGTCTATTAAAACTACAGAAGTAGTTGAATTCTCAATAGAAGAATTAAAAGCTGAAAATGAAAGATTAAAGACTGAGTTAGCAGCACAACCTGCTTCAGCACCTTTAGATACAAATAAATTCAGTTCAGATAGTAAACCAATGTCTAGAAAAGATTACGCTAAGTTATCTAAAAGAGAAAAATTCTTAAACGATTTAAATAAATAAAAATTAATAAATAAAAAACAAAAATTATGGCTTTCACTACGACAAGCAACTATGCAGGAAAGGCAGCAGGATTTTACATCTCAGCAGCTTTAAACCAAGCAAACTCACTAGACTTCTTAACTTTGATTGAAAACATCAAGTATAAGTCTAACATTCAAAAAATGGCAGGTTCATCTTTAGTAGCAGACGCTTCGTGCGACTTTACAGACGCAGGTACTTTAGCACTTACTGAAAATGTACTTACTCCAAAAAACTTACAAATCAACCTTGACTTATGTAAAGCTACTTTACTTGACAGTTGGGAAGCATTACAAATGAAAGCAGGAGCAGGAGCAACACCACCTGCAAGTTTTGATGATTACGTTATCTCTTATATGGGAGAAATTATCGCTAACGGAGTTGAAGGTTCTGTATGGTCAGGAACAGGAGCAACAGGCGGAGAATTTGAAGGGTTCTTAACAGCTACTACAGGAGCATTTGCAGTAGATGGTACAGTAAATAGTTCAACTGCTTCAGGTGCTTATACAGCAGCTAACATTATTGCTAACTTACAAACTTTAACAGCTGATATGGCAACTGATATTTCTGCTGTATTAAGAAAAGATGACTTACACATCTATATGTCTCCTAAGACTTATGCTATATATATTTCAGCAGTATCTACTTTAGGATATGTTAATGCTTACAATATGAATGGAGATTATGTTCCTGTATTTGAAGGGTACAAAATTGCAGTTTGTAATGGAATGCCGAACGACCAATTAGTAGCAGCAGAAAAATCTAACTTATTCTTTGGTACTGACCTTTTAGGTGACCAAACTAGAATTTCTTTGATGGATATGGCTGCTTTAGATGGTTCTGATAATATGAGATTAGTTGCTCGTTACTCAGCAGGTGTTCAGTTAGGTATCGGAGCTGATATCGTTCACCAATCATAATTAAATAAATAATACGGAAGTGGGTGCTTAGGCACTCACTCCCTTAACCTAAAAAAAACAAATAAAATGGCTTGTGGATTATTAACAAAAGGTAGGGGGCTTGATTGCAATAGAATTTCAGGTGGAGTAAAATTTATTTATTTCGGAGTTTACGACCAATTTGACGCACCAATAGACGGAACAGGAATTGTTGAAGTAGATGGAGAAGTTACTGATATTGAAATGGGTTCTAATATTCTTTACAGATATGCTATGCCTTTAGGTGTAGCTTCTTTAACAGATACAATAGTTGGGAGTAGAGAAAACGGAACAATCTACTACACACCAACAGTTCAAGTATTATTCAACAGACTTACAAAAGAAGACCAAAATCAGATTAAATTGCTAGGAGCTACAAAAGTAGTTATCTTTGCTCAATTAAACCAACAACTAGCTAACGGACACGATGTTATCGTTTGTCTTGGTAGAGTTAATGGAATGGAATTAAACGCAGGTACTATGGATAGTGGTGCTGCTTGGGGAGATAAAAACGGATATACTCTTACCTTTGACGGTATGGAAGCTGAGCCGTTCCCAATGGTAGCAGATTACACTACAGACCCGTTTGACAATGCAGCATTTAATTTTGGTGCAGGAAACCCTGCTACATATTAGTAGTTTTCTTATATATTCTTGATTAGGGTGGGCTTAGGCTCACCTTTTTCTTTATATTACTAACTGAATACAAATAAATACAGCTTATTTCTATTATATAACAGACAAACTAACTATGATACAAGCAATAACAGAAAACGCTTTCGTGATATATGTACAAACTGAAGACAATCGTATAAATACTTCTGTCGCTTCTACTCAAATAAGGCACTTA